CTTGACCAAGCAAGAGGACAACTACCGGCCGAGCTACGGCAGACGGCAAGAGACCTACCCGCGTCAATGCGTCTTCGGAGGAACCACGAACCGCGACGACTTCCTCCAGGACGCCACCGGAAATCGGAGGTTTTGGCCGATTGAAGTACACGACGCCAGCCGGCTATGGGCAGAGATGACACCGGAGGTCGTGGACCAGATCTGGGCAGAGGCCGATATGGCCTACAAGTTAGGCGAGGAGCTCTACTTGACCGGTGAGGCTTCCAAGGTCGCAGCAGAGAACCAGGACACCTTCATGGAGGTCGGCGGCAAGACAGGACTCGCTGGAGAATTCCTAAAGAGGAAACTGCCGGCAAATTGGAACGCAAAAACGGTCAAACAGAGGATCGATTGGTTGAACGGTTTTGACTTCGATGATACTCAGGAAAGCACCGGAGAGTTTGAGCGGGAAAGGATTTCAGGTATCGAACTTTTTGTGGAATGCTTCAAAGGTCGAGCGGAGGACTACAAGAAAGCGGACGCCCATGAAATGACGGACATACTGAATCGGCTCGGCTGGAAGAAAGCCGCGGGCCTTTGCAGCTTAGGTGAATACGGCAGGCAGAGGTATTTTACGCGCAACGGAAACAAAGAGATACAAAGTTAAAACTTTGTTCAGGGCTTTTGTAACACGAAAAACCCGCGCGCCGCTAGGGAATTTTGGTCCTGATACAAAGTGATACAAAATATTATATATATATATTTATATATAGGGTATAGGGGAATTTCGTAACACTGTACACCATAAGCAGCCTAAAGCACTTCAAGCTATATAGGGAAATTATGTTCACTTTGTATCTTTGTATCATTAAGGAGGAATAATGAGAGAAAAAAACATAGAAAAAGCAGTAGCAAGGCGGGTTTTTGAGCTCGGGGGTATAGCGCTGAAGTTTGTATCACCCGGAACAAACGGTATCCCGGACCGGATCGCCTTGTTACCGGGAGGTCGAGTCATCTTTATTGAGGCGAAAGCGCCCGGAGAGAAACCGCGCCCTCTGCAGCTTTACAGAATGAAACAACTGCAGGCTCTAGGCTTTGAATGTTTGGTGATAGACAGCCAGGAGGCCGCAATCCGAATAACTGCCGAGGAGAAGCCCGATGAAAGCTGAACTGCACGTATACCAAGAGCACGCCAAGCAATGCATAATAAACCAGGACGCCGCCGGCTTGTTTTTAGATATGGGTTTAGGCAAGACTCTGACCAGCCTGGCCGCCATCAACGAGCTGATGTTTGATCGCTTCGAAGTCGCCCGAGTTTTGATCATTGCACCACTCCGGGTAGCCCGTACGACTTGGACCGACGAAATCGCGAAATGGGAAGACTTTGTACACTTTCGTACAGCGCAGATAATCGGGACCGCCGCGCAGCGCCGCCGGGCTTTGGAGCAGGATGCCGACATTTATATAATCAACCGGGAGAACGTCCAATGGTTGATCGAGCAGCATGGGAAGTACACGGACGCGAAACGCAAGCAGGGCTTCAGACTAACAGCCTGGCCCTTTGACATGGTGGTGGTTGACGAGCTTTCCAGCTTCAAAGACCGAGGAGCGCAGCGCTTCAAATATCTCCGGAAGGCCCGACCGCTGATAAACAAGATGGTCGGGCTGACCGGGACACCGGCAGCAAAAGGTCTCCTTGATCTGTGGGCCCAGGTCTACCTTCTGGATGGAGGCGAGCGCTTAGGGAAAACACTGACGGCATACAAGGATCGGTTCTTCAAGCCCGGCCGCCAGGACCGCAGCCGTCACATAGTGTACGAGTGGATCCCGCGAGAAGGATCCGAAGAAAAGATATACGAGCAGATCGGGGACCTTTGCATAAGCATGAAGGCGGAGGATTGGCTGGATATGCCGGAGCGCATCGACCGACAAATAAACATAGCGCTCCCAAACCTGATCATGGAGAGCTACATCCGGCTAGAGCTGGACCTTATTCTGGAGCTGGACGGACAAGCCATCACAGCCGGTACCGCGGCAGCGCTTACCGGGAAACTTCAACAATACGCGCAAGGCGCGGTCTACACGGAGCACAAGCCGGAATGGCAGCATATCCACGACGCCAAGCTGGAAGCCTTAGAGGAGCTGATCGAGGCCGCCTCCGGGCAACCGGTTCTGATCGCTTACTGGTTCAAGCATGACCTGGCCCGATTGCTGCAGCGGATACCCGGAGCCCGGCAGCTAGAGACGGAGGAGGACATCCACGCCTGGAACCGCAAAGAGATCCCGATCCTGCTAGTTCACCCGGCCAGCGCCGGCCACGGGCTCAACCTTCAAGCCGGCGGCAGCGTGGTAATTTGGTTCAGCCTGACCTGGAACCTGGAGCTATACCAACAGACCAACGCCCGACTGGCCCGGCAAGGACAAGCAAGCCCGAGCGTTATCATTCACCATTTGATAGTCAAAGGAACGGTGGACGAGGACATCATGATCGCCTTGGAGCGGAAAGCTAAAGTGCAGAACACCCTGATGGAAGCGGTCAAGGCCCGGATTAAGAAATACACACCAAGGAGGAAGGTATGAAACGGACTAGAGAGTACGCGCCCAATTCCTACTACACGCTGGAAATTCAAAGAATGATCGAAGCCACAGAGGTCTGCTTAAGCTGCGGAAAGCCGCTGAAGTATCTGGAGGAGAGATCGGCCCGGAGGCACCGCGGGTATTGCTGCCGAAAGTGCTTCATGGACCGGCCACCAAAAAGGGCTTTTATTGAGACCGAAAAAGGTAAGCCTTTGCGCGAGGTACTGTTGGAAATGCTTAACGAAGGCATGACAATCGAGGAGGCATCCGGACTACTAGGTGTGAGCAGAGAGCTTTTTTATAAATGGCTCCAGCAGCTAAAAATAAAAAGAAAAATTGTATGGAGGTAGAGCAGGAGTGAAGCAATCAATCTGGGAACGTTTGATGATAGAGAGATTAAGGACCATCGAGGTCAAACAGGCAGCCTACACTAGCATCCAAGATCAGATCGTCGCACTTAAAGAAAGAGCCTACGACTTAAAAGGCCCGGTGCTGAGCTCGATACCTATAAGCGGTAGCGGAGGCAACCGCGAAGAAACCCGGAGACTTAATAACATAGCGCTGAAGGAAGAACTAGAGAAGAACATAACTAGATTAGAAGCCGACGTGCACCTGCATGAACGTACCTGGGCCAAACTATCACCGAAGGAGCAGACGGTCCTGCAAAGTTTCTACCTCAACCGACCTAGGAATCACGTGCTGAAGCTCATGCAATTATTCCACTGCGAGCAGGCGACGGTCTACCGAATAAAGGACGAAGCGCTTTATAAGCTGACCATGCTGACCTACGGCAGCAGCTAAAAGATGATAAAAACGTGATAAAAAAAAGCGGCCTTAAGGGTTTATACTAATATCGTACTATCATGCAGTCAGGCCATTCTTACATTCCTCCTTTCATGGACACCGCGACCAGAGCTACGAGCAAGTCGCGGTGTTTTATTTGGCCCATTTTAAAGAGGTGAGACCGATAGCAAAAAGCAAATGGCCGCAGGTCCAGGACCGCCTCCTGCTAGTTGAGAAGTGGGCCCGCGACGGATTAACAGAAGAACAAATAGCCAAGAACCTAGGGATTAGCAAGACATCAATGCAGGAATACAAAAAGACTTATCCGGAGTTTTTGGCCGCCATAAAAAAAGGGAAAGAGCCTTTCATTGCTGCCGTGGAAAACGCCCTGGCGAAAAGGGCCCTGGGCTTTGAATATACCGAGACCAAAACGTATGTCAAAATTGAGGACGGCAAAGAGGTCAAGTATCAGGAGCAGAGCCGGAAATACTATCCACCGGACGTCGCCGCCTGCAGCATTTTACTGAAAAACAAGGACCGCGGCAATTGGAGCGACAACCCGATGAAGACAGACATGGATCGCGAGTTCTTAGAGCTCCGGAAGAAGATCGAGGAGATGAAATTGTTTTGATCATCACAGAAATGGCCATAGCCGAATTAATACCATACGCGAACAACCCGCGTAAGAACGACGCCGCTGTGGACATCGTCGCCCGGTCGATTTCAGAGTTCGGCTTTAAAATCCCTGTAATAGTTGACAAGAACAATGTCATCGTCTGTGGCCACACCCGCCTCAAGGCCGCCGAAAAACTAGGGCTGCAAAAGGTGCCATGCATCAAGGCGGGAGACTTAACGCCGGATCAGATCAACGCCTTCAGACTTGCGGACAACAAGACCAGCGAATACGCCGAATGGGACACCGAGAAACTAGAGGCGGAGCTGCGGCTGATCCAGTTTGACATGACAGCCTTTGACTTCAAGCTGCCAGAGCCCGAGCTTGTGGAAGACGACTTCGACCTCGAAGGAGCCCTCGACGAGATAGAGGAGCCGATAACCAAGGCGGGAGACGTTTGGATCATTGGGAGACACAGGCTGCTATGCGGAGACGCAACCAGCGCCAGAGACCTGGCCAAGTTAATGAACGGAAAGCAGGCCGCGATCGTGGTCACGGACCCACCTTATAACGTCGACTATTCTGGCCAGGATGGGATGACTATCCTGAACGACAAGATGACTGACGCGCAATTCTTAGCCTTTTTAACCGACGCGCATAAGCGGATGTTTGAGTTCATGAAACCGGGCGCGCCGATATACGTCTTTCACGCTGACAGCGAAGGTCATAACTTCAGAACCGCCTTCAGGAAGGCAGGACTCAAGCTGGCCCAATGTTTGATCTGGGTAAAGAGCAGCCTCGTCCTAGGCCGCCAGGATTACCACTGGCGGCATGAGCCTATTCTGTACGGCTGGAAGGAAGGAGCCGCGCACACCTGGTGCGGGGACAGGACCAAAGACACCGTGATCGACGCCGGCAAGATCAACTTCACCAAAGCGAAGAAGGAGGAGCTGGTCAAGATCATCAAGGAGCTGCAGGCGCAGCTTTATGCAGGGACAACGACCATCTACCAGGACAAGCCTAGCCGCAGCGACGAGCACCCAACAATGAAGCCGGTTAAGCTGATAGGCAGACTCCTGGCCAATTCATCCGAGCCGGGAGAGGAAATTGTTCTGGATCCTTTCGGCGGCAGCGGCAGCACCTTGATAGCCTGCGAGCAAAGCGGGAGAACCTGCTATACCTTGGAGCTGGACCCGAAGTATTGCGACGTTATCGTTCGACGTTATGAGGAACTAACAGGAACGCCAGCAAGGAGGTAAAACATGGCCAAATACCCAGAACTTCAAGCATTCTATAATAGCCAGGAATGGCGGAACTTCCGTCTGGTCTTAATCAACCAGCGCGGCCTACGCTGCGAGCATTGCGGGAAAATGGTAGCCCGGAGTGACGAGCTTACCCTTCACCACATCATCGAGCTAACACCGGATAACTACCAGGACGCAATCATAGCGCTGAACCCAGACAACATCATGATCGTACACCACGGATGCCACAATGATATACACCGCAGGACTTCGCAAGTCAAGAGCCAAGGCCGCGGAGTTTTTATTGTTTATGGGCCGCCACTCGCGGGCAAGAAAACCTACGTCCAGCAGCAATGCTGGCCCGGCGACTTGATTGTTGACATGGACGCTCTATACGCAGCGGTGTCCGGGCAGCCGATGTATGACAAGCCGGAGCCTTTGCTGCTAACAGTCAGAGCAGCGCACGACCGGATCCTTGATACCGTCAAGACGCGCTACGGTCAATGGGACAGAGCCTGGATAATAGGCGGGTACCCAGATAAGTATAAGCGAGACAAGCTAGCACTCGACCTAGGAGCAGAGCTGGTCTTCATACAGGCGAGCCTAGAGCAATGCCTGGGGCGTTTGAAACTGGATCCTTACAGGAAACATAAAGAAAAAGAGTGGACAGGCTATATAGCAAAATGGTTTCAGTATTACACCGCAGGACAGAGTCCCCCCCGGTCTGTCTAACCTTTATATCCTAGGGAGACCGAGCAATGGGGGCCCGTTTCACACAAGGACTAAAATTTGAAAACCGCTGGAGGTTTTGAGAAGAATGCTGAACCAGGAGGAATACCAGAAAGAACTGACGAAGCTGCGCGAGCTTTTCGCCTGTGCGGCTCCGGAAATACAGAAGTTGATAGAGGGCCTAATCGATGACGCCGCCTTCTTAAAAGCCTCGAACCAGGAACTCAAGAAATCCCTGGTCGAGACGGGAATGGTAAAAATACACCCAGTACACAGAGAAATCCAGCGGCCAATCGAGACCGCGAAACAGTACCTAAAGAACCTCAACAGCTACGCCGTCGTCATTAAGACTTTAAACAGCATACTGCTTCGAGGCACGGAGGGTGAGGATGACGCCTTCGACGATTGGCTCAAAGACCAGCGAAAAGAATAGCATAAACGGCCGGCATTCCTGGCTTTTAGAATACGCGAGCGAGGCCGCAGCCGGCCGGATCCTGCTAGGCCATGAGCTGCAGCAGCAGCTCGACAATCTCCTGGAGGATTTGGAGAACCCGGAGTACACCTACGATACCAGCGACTCAGACCTCCGAATTGCCTACGTCGAGACTTGGTGCAAGCACACAAAGAGCCCGTTCTACGGAAAGCCCTTCACACTGGAACTCTGGGAGAAGGCGCTGATCGAAGCCTTCTACTCTTTCAAGTGGACCGCCACCGGGCTCCGGCGCTTCAAGAAATGCATCCTGCTCATCGCCAGGAAAAACGGCAAGAGCACCATCTGCGCGGCCTTGGCATTGACGGAGCTCGTCATAGGGAGCGGCGGAGTCGACATCGTCTGCAGCAGCAACGACGACGCCCAGGCAGATATCATCTTTCAGGAAATCGATAACATGAGGGAGCGCTTCGACCCCAAAGGACGAAGGACCCACAAAAACCTGCGTGGGATTTTCAACCTGAAGAATAAGAACACCGTCAAGAAGCTCTCCGAGAGGACCCGCAACAAGGAAGGCCGGAACATCGACTACGCCTATGTTGACGAGGTCCACGAAATGACCACGAACGTGATCGTTAAAAGTATCGAGCAGAGCCAAAGCACCAAGGACGAGCCCGGCCTCTGGGAGGTTTCGACAGAGGGCTTCGTCAATGATGGACACTTGGACAAAGAGCTCAAGTACGCGCGGAAGGTCTTAAACCGCGAGCTGGAGGACCCGTCGCTGCTCGTTTGGCTTTACACCCAGGACAACGAAGCGGAGGTCTGGCAGGATCCGCGGAGCTGGATGAAAAGCAACCCCAATCTTGGTGTCACCAAAAAAATGCATTACATGACCGACCAGATCCGGAGAGCGCAGCAGGACCAGGCGGAGCGCGCCTTCACTCTGGCCAAGGACTTTAACATCAAGCAGAATAACTCCGCCGCCTGGCTCATGGAGAGCGAGTACATCAACGAGGCCAACTTTGACCTGGAGCAGTTCAGAGGAAGCATCGGCCTTGGAGCGGTTGACCTTTCCGAGACCACTGACCTGACCTGCGCCAAGGTCCTGGTCATGCGCCAAGGTGATCCGACGAAGTACATCATCACCAAATACTTTATCCCGGAGGCCAAGGTCACAAAAGGAGAGGCGGAGGATAAGAAAAATTATCTCGAATGGGCCCTCCTGGGAATGATCGAGGTCAGCCCAGGAAACGAGAACGACTTCTCCAAGATAACCGCCTGGTTTGTTCACCTTTACAAGACCTACGGGATCCGGATATATAAGACCGGCTACGACAACGCCCTGGCGAAATACTGGAGCAAGGAGATGGAGGATACAGGCTTCGACATTGAGCGGGTAGCCATGGAGGTCAGTGTCCTGTCCGGAGCCATGAAGCTGGTCGCGGAGGACCTCCGGTGCCAACTGATCAATTACAACAACAACCCGATCACCCGCTGGTGCCTGGGAAATACAGCGTTTAAGATAAATAACCTCGGCCAGATTATGCCGGTCAAGGTTAACGACGCCAAGAACCGGCGCATAGACGGCGCGGTAACACTCATAATTTTATACGTCATATACATCCGGTACCGGGCCGAATTTTTGAATTTAGTGCGGTAACCACACCAACAAAGAACGGAGGTGAAGCGGTGGCTTTTGCCGATATTTTCACAAACCTATTCTTGAGTAAGCCAGAGAGGCAGCAGCTAAAATACGCCAAAATGATGAACGGCATGACTCCAATTTTTAGCCAATTTGGCCAGAATGTATTTGCCTCCGACCTCGTCCAGATGTGCGTCGACGCCATCGCGACGGAATGCAGCAAGCTCAAGCCCCGGCACATATGCACCGGAGCGAACGAGCTCCAGCAGATACCGAAAAGCAGCCTCAATAGGCTGTTTAAATTCGGCCCCAACCCTTTAATGACGACCCGCGACTTTATCGAGAAAATCATCTGGCAGCTTTATAAGAGCTACAACTGCTTTATTTATCCAGCCTACGATATCGTGACTGACGCCCGCGGGTTTGCCTCAAAGAAGTACACCGGGTTCTACCCACTAAACCCCACGCGGGTAGATTTCCTCCAGGACGACGCCGGAACTTTATACTGTGATTTATTTTTTGCCAGCGGGGACCACTTCACTGTTCCTTATTCCGACCTGATCCACCTCCGGAAAAAATTCTCGCTGAATGATCTGATGGGAGGAGGAGCCAACGGGCAGCCGGACAACACGGCGCTCATAAAGGTGCTGGAAGTTAACGACATAATGCTGCAGGGAATCCCGAAGGCCATAAAAACAAGCCTGTCCGTTCGCGGCGTTCTGAAAATAGCCACCCTGCTGGACGACGAAACCCAGAAATCGGAAAGAGCCCGCCTTGAGGCGGCCATTGCAGCCGGGGATAGCAGCATAGTGCCTATTGATTTGAAGGGTGAATTCGTCCCGATTCAGATGGACCCAAAGGTAATCGACAAAGAGACCATGAACTTCATCCACGACCGGATCCTCTACCATTACGCGATGTCCGTGCCAATTCTCACCGGGGACTATACCGACGACCAATACCAGGCTTTTTATGAGAAGGCCCTGGAGCCGATAGTTATCGGTTTGAACCAGGCGTTTACAAAGACACTTTTTACAACGCGAGAGCTGGACCTCGGCAACGAGGTAATCTGGTACCAGAAGGACATGATGTACCTGAGCACGGCCTCGAAGCTGAACATCCTGAAGACGGTAGGAGAGCAGGGCCTGCTCACCGATGACGAGAAGCTGGCCCTTTTAGGCTATCCTCCGTTAACTGACGGCAGCGGCAGAAGGAGGACCATGAGCCTAAATTATATTGACGTAACACTCGCCAATGAATACCAATTGACCAGGGCCAAGGCCCCGCAAATAAGCACACAAGGAGGAACGCCAAATGAATAAGAAACTGCCTCAAAAAGGCATGTCTGAAATGCGGGCTTTTGCCATGCCCGACTTGCAAACCGGAGAGGAAGGCAACGTGATCCAAGGACACGCTGCCGTTTTTGGCCAGGCCGCCAATATGTATGGATATTGGGAGGAGACCATCGCCAGAGGAGCGTTTGATAAAACGGATTTTTCTGATGTTCTTTTCAGCATTAACCATGACCTTGCCAAGATACCCCTGGCCCGGAGCCGGAACAACAACGCGAACTCCACCCTGCAGCTCCAGGTAGACGACCAAGGGCTGAACACCAGAGCCGTGCTGGACAGCGACAACAACAGCGAGGCCAAAGCCTTATACGGCGCAGTAGAGCGCGGAGACATTAACGGGATGTCCTTCATCTTTTCCGTTCGGAGCGACGAATGGACCGGCCTCGACACAGACCGACCCTCCCGAGTTATTACCGACATCGCCAAGGTTTATGAAGTCTCAGCCGTCTCGTTCCCGGCCTACACCGGGACAGATATAGTTGCCCGCGACGCAAGAGCGCTGGAGAGCGCTCAAAAGGTATTGGAGAATGCCCGCGCCAGAGGACTGGAGAGTCCAGACGAGCAGCAGGAACTCGAAGTATTGAAACTCAGAGCCCAAATATTACAGCAAGTATAGCCCAAATATTACTGAAAGGTTAAGGTGACAAAAATGAAAAAATTCTTTAAACAATTGCTGGCCAAACACGAAGCCAGAAAAGCTACACTCGGAGCCACAGCGGCCGCAGCAACAGACGTCAACGAGCTCCGGAGTATTAACGTGGAAATGGAGAACCTGAACGCAACAATCCTCGAAATCCGCGACCAGCTCGCAGTCATGCCCGAAGACGGCGCAGGCGGTGCCGGTGGAGCCGGCGGCGGTGAAGGTGGTGCTGGCGGTGAAGGCGGAGCCGACGGCG